CAGCGATTACCAATAATCCTCTTGGAGTTTTAAATGGTGTATTTTACAATGCGACTTCTACACAGAAGCCGACGTGGAATACCTATTACCCAGGTGGAATTACTCCAGCAAATAGCGAAGACACTACAGCGTTTGTTTTAGATAACCCGATGCAACTTTACGAAGCATCTGTTAATGCACTGATGGGGGCTTCACAGCCTGCAGCAGTTGTAGCAACAATTGGTCAAACAATGGGAACTCAAACATCGCAAGGAAGCACGACTACTGGAAAATCTAGTCAGTCGTTAGTTTTCGCTACAATACATGCCACTGCCAATACTTGGAGAGTTTTAAGGGTCTCAGGCGATCCTGATAACGAAGACATGACTGCTGCATGGTGCACAGTCGTTGTTGTCGGTAACTTAAACCAAATTATTGACAGTTCGGCGTAATAGGAGCATATAGACTATGGCAATATCACGAGCACAGCTAGTTAAAGAACTAGAGCCAGGCCTGAATGCACTATTCGGGCTGGAGTACAAAAGGTATGATAATCAACATGCTGAAATATACGTAACCGAGTCTTCTGACAGGGCTTTTGAAGAAGAAGTCATGTTATCAGGATTCGCTAATGCCGATGTGAAAGCGGAAGGTGCTGGAATCAATTATGATCAGGCACAAGAAACTTACACAGCTAGGTACACAATGGAAACTATCGCTCTAGCATTTGCGATAACAGAAGAAGCTATCGAAGATAATCTCTACGACAGACTTGCTTCTCGTTATACAAAAGCTTTGGCAAGATCCATGTCCAATGCAAAAGAAGTTAAAGGAGCTAATCCGTTAATTAATGGGCTGCCTCAAACAGCTACATTTTTAGCTGGAGACGGCGTTGCATTATTCTCTACTGCACACACAACAATCAGTGGAACTAATGTATCAAATACTTTAGCAACTCAAGCAGACTTAAACGAAACTTCATTAGAACAGGCACTGATTGATATCGCTGCTTTCACTGATGAAAGAGGTTTAAGAATAGCAGCTAAAGGAACTAAAATGATTGTTCCTTCTGGCAACCAGTTCAATGCTGAGAGAATTTTAAAATCTCAAGGTAGAACTCAAACTGCTGATAATGACATCAATGCGATCAACTCAATGGGAATGATTCCTCAAGGATATAGAGTGAACAATTACCTAACTGATGCTGATAGCTGGTACATTATTACGGACGTACCAAATGGTATGAAAATGTTCCAAAGAACACCATTGACAACTGCAATGGAAGGGGACTTTGATACTGGCAACGTTAGATACAAAGCTAGAGAAAGATACGTTTTTGGCGTATCTGACTATAGAGGTATCTTCGGAGTACAAGGCGTATAAGCAATAAATTAGAAGTGAGGCGGCCTCAAAACCGCCTCATTTCGACTATAAAGATAGAAATTCTCATATGAAAAAATTCAGAGTTCAAATTCGATATCATGGCTATTATGCTGATTTTAATGTTTCAGCGGAAGATACAGCTGTCGGTATTGAAAAATCAATCCTTGACAAACTGGGAAAAAATGAGGTAAAGTTTGAATCTGATGGATTTACTGCTAAACGCGGTAAATGGATAACCTATGAGGAGGTTATAAATGACGGAAGACCTATACACTACGAAACGGTCCTTGGAACTAGAGTGGCAACAAGAGCACCTGAAGGACGGGAAGCATAATATCAGGATGATTGAAATTAATAGAAAAATCCAGGATATTATTAAAGAGATCATTGCCAAAGAGTTTGAAGAACAAACGCTTCAAACTAAAATAAACGAGGCCAAGGCCGAAGTTTCGATAGCCACTTAAGCGCTATCAAAAATCATATAAATTCACAGGGATACCTTGCGCTCTACTTAAAAGTAAGCTATATAAAAAATACTATACAATTAATAGAACGTAGACGCGTATAGTCGACGGCCTAGAGACTACGTTCGCAAACTAGGAGGATTATAATTATGGCAACAACAACATTTAATGGAACAGTCCGTTCAGACGGTGACATTAAGGCAACAACTAAAAATACAACTACAGGAGCATTTGTAGATTATGCTGTTATAAAAGCAGCAGGTGGTATGGAAGTAGAAAAAGTTGCTAGCACTGGAAACAACATTGTAGCAGCAGGTACTTCAACAGGTACTAACAATGGAAGTTTAGGTACAGCAGCTACTATTTTCAAAGTCACACCTAATGATCACGGAACAGGAATTGCTGATACAGCAATTAACACATTCGTGAATAAAATTGGTGGTGACACTTGCACAACTATTCTAATTGACCTACATGGTGGATTAGCGGCTGGCGGTTCAGCCGATGATATCATTGGTACTGATGGTGGAACAGCGAATGCTTACATTGCAGAACTAACAACAGGTGTAAACGGTATTCCATACAGCATTGAAATGAGCTGTCTTGAATTACCAACAGCTGGCGATGTAGATATTAATCTAGTTTGTTCAGCTACAGCTACTGATGCAGAAAATGCAGCGGTAACAAGTCCAACAGTTGTTGTAAATGGTGGTGACTGGACTCTCGGTATGAGACAACAACATGATTCTGCTGCTACTTTAGCAGCATTGACTAAAAAATATCTGTACTTGACTACTGGATCAGCTACTGAAAATGCATACACAGCAGGCAAATTTATTATTAAAATTTGGGGTGCAGCATTTGATTACAATAACGGTTAATAAATAAAATTATGATGGGGCTTCGGCCCCATCTAGTAATCTTAATTAAGGAGGGATTATGGCAGACGCAGTACAAGGACCCGATATCTTGCAAGAAAATGATGCAAGAGTGGTTATTAAAATAGTAAATGAATCAGACGGAAATGGTGGAACAACAGTTTTTGGTGATGTTTCAGCAATGGCAAAAAATAGTGAAGGCGAATCTTGTCTACACTTAGTATTACAAAGAATTTGGTTTTCTTGTTCACCAGGTAATGGTTTTGATTCATTCGCACGTTTAGATGAAGAAGATAACGATGGCGATATACCAATTATAGGTTTAACAGGATCAGGCTATTGGGATTTTAGAGAATTTGGCGGAATAAAAACTGACAAATCATCAAACACTAATCAAAGCGACGTAAACTTTGTTGTTGCAGGCGCAGCAGATTCTGGAAATATGTATACGGCTATAGCAGAATTCAAGAAGTTATATTCGGACGCATAGGAGGTAGCATATGGCTAATACTACTTCCGGAACAGTAACGTTCGACAAAACATTTGCTGTTGATGAGATTATCGAAGAAGCTTACGAACGAATTGGCTTACAATCTGTTTCGGGATATCAATTAAAAACAGCAAGACGTTCTTTAAATGTAATGTTTCAAGAATGGGGCAATAGAGGTTTGCACTACTGGGAAGTAGGCGATACCAATATTGATCTTGTTGAAGGTCAAGCGGAGTACATTTTCTATAGAGCTACAGGCGATGGAACTTCTGCAACTACAGCTGGAGGAACAACAGGAACATCTACTTATGGTTTAGCTGATGTTTTAGAAGCTACACTTAGATCTGATAAAGGAGATACGGATCAAGCTGATTCCACGCTTACAAAAACAGATCGATCAACTTATTCTGGATTAGCTAATAAATTATCTAAAGGAACTCCTTCTAGATATTTTGTTCAAAGACTTATTGATAAAACAACGATCACTTTTTATCCAACACCCGATTCTTCTAATGCATCAAAAGATGTACACATTTTCTTTGTTAAAAGGATTCAAGATGCTGATGCAACTTATACCGATGCAACAGATATACCTTATAGATTTGTTCCTTGTATGGCATCTGGATTATCTTTTTATTTATCACAAAAATATGCACCACAAAGAACACAAGAATTAAAATTATTATACGAAGATGAATTAGCACGTGCTTTATCAGAAGACGGGTCTGATGCTAGCACTTATATAACCCCGAAGAATTATTATCCGAATATATAATGGCATACGCAAGAGGAAAATACGCAAAAGCAATATCAGATCGATCAGGTATGGAATTTCCATATAGTGAAATGCTTAAAGAATGGAATGGAATGTTTGTTCATAAATCTGAATATGAAGCTAAACAACCACAATTAGATCCAAGACCACATGGAGCTGATCCTCAAGCATTGGAAAATGTAAGAACGGATAGAACAGAAAATGATGTGGCTCAATTATAAATTCATGATCCATTTACAACGTACGCTGCTTCATCAAGCGTAATTAATGTTAATACTCCAAATCATGGATTAACGAATGGAGATACTTATAGATTTAGAGGAGCGCCAACTATTTCAGATGGAGCTGGAGCCTATGCAAATCCAGGGTCTTTTGATGGCATAGCAGGTTCGAATATTGCAAAAGCTGCAGTGTATGCTATTACTACAGGTAAGTATGTTAGCGGTGATAGAGACTGTGTTTT